GCTGCTATAGCTATGGGCGGATTAGTTGGCGTTGCAGTTGGTGTAGGTGCAGCAATTGCTGGTGTAGTTAAAGTTGGTTCCGAATATACTCAGCAAATGTCAAAAGTAGAGGCTCTCTCAGGATCTAATGCTTTGCAAATGGCTGAACTAGGAGCTAATGCACGTAAGTTAGGTGCTGAAACACGTTGGTCAGCTACAAACGTAGCTCAAGCCTATGAATATATGGCTCTCGCAGGTTGGGATTCTAACCAAATGATTGCAGCTAGTAAACCGCTACTTGACTTAGCGACTGCTGGTGCGTTAGACCTTGCAAAAGCTTCAGACATTGTAACCGATACGATGACGCCATTCGGTATGAAAGCTTCTGAAGCAGGACGAGCAGCTGACGTATTCGCTTTAGCTCAAGCAACCGCCAACCTAAACGTTGAGCAGTTGGGCGAGACCATGAAATATGCTGCTCCTGTAGCTGCTACATTCGGTTTAAGTATTGAAGAAACAGCTGCGATTGCCCAAACATTTGCGAACAACGGCATCAAAGCTTCCATGGCTGGTACTGCATTGAGAGCTGGTTTATCCCGTTTAGCAGCACCACCAAAAGAAGCAGCTAAATCGTTATCAGCATTGAACGTATCTGTAACTGATACACAAGGCAATATGAAGCCAATGAATGAAATCATCGGGCAACTACATGATGGTTTCGGGAAGTTGTCCGAATCTCAACAAATCGCTGCTGCCAAAGCAATCTTTGGTGAAGAAGCGTATGCAGGTTGGATTCAGGTTATTAAGGGTGGTAAACCTGCATTTGATGACATGGTAAGTTCCCTCGAGTCTTCTGAAGGTTCTGCGAAAGTTATGGCTGAAACAATGGCTAACAATTTATCTGGTGCAGTTGATGGTGTTAAATCACGATTAGAAAATTTAGGCCTTGTTGTTTTCTCTCACGTTGAACCTGCACTTGTCGCAATGACAAACGGAACGAATAGTGCTGTTAAATCTCTTACTGACTGGCTTGACCCATCAGGTAGAGCAGTAGAAGCAGCTAAATTGATGCAACAAACAGACCAACAATTAGCTCAATCTAAAGCTGTTCTTGATATGAATCTCAAAAAAGGGAAGATAACACAAGAAGAGTATAATGAAAAGTTAGCTTTGGCTAAGAAGCATGCTGAAGATATGATGAATGCCGACGGTATGTTAGCTCAGAAAAAAGAAGAGCTAAAAATGAAAGTCGAAGAAGGGAAAATGACTCAGGAAGAAGCTAATAAAGTTATTGATGAGGCTGAAGTAGAATACCAGAAACTTCAACAAGGTATTGAACAAACCCGCCAACGACAAGAAGCTATGAATAAGGTGTTTGAACCACTTCGTAATGCTATTGGCATTATTCAAGAAGTTGGCGCTGCTATAGAGCAATTCTGGATCGCTGCAACAGGTGACAGAAATGCTTTAGTTGAGGGATATGACATCTTAACGAAACTCGGTTTCTCTGCTAATGCTATTCAGTTTATACAAGAAACCACTGCAGCTGTTCAGTATGGAATAGAAACCATGAAAGCACTGGTATCAGGAGACTGGGGAGCAGCTAGTAATTTTCTAGATAAATTAGGTTTTTCTCCGGAACAAAAGGCTAACATCATAAGCTTTGTTCAAGATGTACATGCTCAAATAAGTGCATTTATAGCAAATGTACAAGCTTTAATCGCAGCTCAGGCGCCTGTAATAATGGGGATCATTGGAGCTACTTGGGATTTCATAAAGAATATTTTTTCTACTATTCTTCCATATTTAATGCCACTTCTGTTGGATGTCCTTAATTTTGTAAATGGAATCATTTCCCAAATTTCTGCTTTTTGGCAGCAAAACGGACAACAAATTGTCCAGGCAGTGCAAAATGCTTTTTCAATTATTCAATCGATAATAGCATTTGTAATGCCCGTAATTTCTATGATTGTGCAGTCCGCTTGGTCTGCTATTAAAGATATTATACAAGGTGCCGTAAACCTTATTATGGGGATTATTAAATTTTTCGCATCCGTTTTAACTGGCGATTTTTCTGGAATGTGGGAAGGAATAAAACAGATCTTTAATGGTGCGATTCAGTTGATTTGGGGTCTTATCCAATTCTCGTTCGTTAAACAAATATTCAGTGCCGTAAAAGGGCTGGCATCTTCATTTGGCTCTACGATTAGTAGCATGTGGTCTACAGTTGTTGGATATTTCCAGACATTTATCAAGGAACCAATCGCTTCTGTAGTTCGTATGGCAGTTGATATAGGTGAAGCTGCCATGAAAATTAAAGACAAGCTTATCAATCCGATTAAAGAAGCTTGGAGTGGTATCATGGGATGGATTGATAAAATACGAAGTGGAATTGCTAATATGTTTAGTGGTATTCACATTCCGGTCCCTAAGATTAGTGTAAATGGATCACTAAACCCTGTTAACTGGGCAAGCGAAGGCCTACCATCTTTCGACGTTAAATGGGCGGCGAACGGGGCTTTAATTAAGCCTGGTAATCCTACACTTGTGGGTGTGGGCGACGCACGAGGGTACGACGAAACAGTACTACCATTGCGTAAACAAACCTTCGATGCAATCGCTGATGGGATCTTGAAATCCATGCCAATGCAACAACAAACCGCTAGTACCGGAACGAATGGTACACCTATTGAAATCGTTATTAACTTTGACGGCGAAGAGATGGCGAGAAAACAATTTGATCACTTTGATAATATGATGGCCCAACAATACATTATGAATGCAAAATTCGGATTTGGAGGTGGTTACTAATGTTCCCTCGTTCTATACACAATTTTAAAATTATTAGAAAAGATGGCAAAATATACGATTGCTATGAATTAGGTTTATTCGTTAATTCGTTTCGTGATAATGGCATCGCTTTAGACGATAATCCACTAGACGTTGATGGCGCAGATGGTTTGTTGGACGGAGGGACAAGGCGAAAAGAACGCAAAATGTCTGCTGAAATAACAATAGAAGCTGTGGACCATTACGATTATGACTTATTAAAAGATGAAATATACCGATTATTTGATTCGAAAGAAAGTTTCTATATCGTGTGCGATGTACAACCTGGAAAACGTTATGAAGTAAAATGCGACTCTCCATTTTCTATTGCAAGAATTGCATATGAACTAGGAGAGTTTTCTATTTCTCTAGTTGCATACCGTCCTTTTGCTGAATCAATAGGAACAACGCTTGATATGTTCACCTTTGACTCTGAATTTTGGCAAATAGGGCAAGGATTAATTGCAGAAGATGTACAATACATCCATAAAACAGCATCATTTCGTATCTTCAATGCAAGTGATATAGAAATAGATCCAAGGAAATTACCACTTGTAATTCGAGTTAAAGGTGCAACAAATAATTTAACTATCACAAATCGAACGACAGGTGATGTATTTAAGCTCAATATTCCAACCACGGTCAGTGATACGATTGAATTAAATAGAGTAAGAGTATTGAAGAGCGGGAACACTGTTTTTTCTAGTACGAATAGAAAAGTAATCAAAATCGCACCTGGTTGGAACGACTTTATTGTGTCGGGGATAACAGGTGCTTTTCAAATCGAATTCGATTTTAGATTTTATTACTTGTAGGTGGCGACATAATGAGTGATTTATATATTCGTAGTATAAGTGGATCAGAAGAAATGTTAACTCATTTTGAAGTTTCGCGAAAAGATGTTGTAAATGGAGAAAAGTCTATTGATGTAAAAGTTATAAAAACTGATACAAATGAACATGCATACTCATTAATTTATAACCAAAACACCTTAATTTATGAAGGTGAAGAGTACATCATTAAAACGTTCAACGAAAGAACATCCGGTAAAAGAGTTATCCGGTCGTGCAAAGGAATACATCGTATGTATGAAGATTTAGACGATAATCATGTATACGAACAAATCAGCGGAACATTTCGTTTAGATAAAATGCTAAGTTTTTCATTAAAAGGTACAGGATACAAAGTTATTGTTTTAGAGTACGGGTTACCACTAAGTGTAATTGTAGAAAACTTTGGAGATGACGATTCTTTATCGTTGTTAAAAAAGACACTCGAAAAGTTTGGTGCGGAATTTGAGGTTAATGGTAAAGAAATTACCGTTATGAAAGAGATTGGATCATATACAGATGCGCAAATTAGATATTATTTTAACGTGAAAGAACCATCTCAAGACATAGATACGAATAGTTTCAAAACGTATATACGTGGATATGGCAAACCAAATGAAGAAGATGGTTCTTATGTTGTCACAGCTGAGTATACAAGCCCTTTAGCTAAGCATTTCGGAATTAAACATGCAAAACCTGTTCGCGATGAAAGATATACAGATTATGCGAGTTTATTAGATCGTATAAAGCGCGATTTAAACGATAGTATTGATATCTCCATTAAGTTAACCGTAATAGAAGCGGAAGAGCTAGGATGGCAAGACATTCGTAAAGGTGATTACGTTTGGTGCATCATTGATCCATTCGATTTAGATGTTCGTATACGTGTTGTAGATGTGGAGGATTTTTCTAACAAGAATAAATCATCAATTTATACATTAGGAACCATTAAGCGAAAAGCTACGGATGTAATGGTTGAACTAAGGGCTTCGCAACAAGCAGTGAAAAAAGACATCGGTGATGCGAAAGTAACTGTAATTCAAACGCAAAAAGCTGTTGAGCAAGTAAAACAAGACGTTTCAACAACTACTGGAGGTTTACAAGAAATAAAAACCTCAATCGAAACGACAAACAAAACAGTGA